TTTTTATCTCTTAACCCTCTTAATTTACTAGCTACTTCCACAGCATTTTTATTAACTACAAATTTTAAAGATATACTTAAAGGCTCTTGATATAAATGGTCGCTAATATCCCCTTGTTCCTCTATCGGTTTATTAGTTATAGAATTGTTCATTTTGATATTTTCATCTATTACAAAGATAGGAACTCCACCTATTGAGCAATCAGTCACTTATATCAACCCCTTCTGCTACTGCTCTCTCAGTAAAATAATATTCTAAATGTTCTCTTAGTTTACCTTCTAGCTTAGGCATTATGGCCATCAATATACTTTCAGTTGAACCATCTTGAGAGATATCGATATTTATATCACCAATACTAATAATCGCCTTACTTTCATTTCTATTACTAGTGTTATAATTATCTGTTTTATTTACTGTCTCATTTGCTTCGGTTCCCCCATCCTGAAACTTAAATTCAGATGGAGCAAAGCTTTCTGGTTCACTAACATCTTTTGTTCCAGGTAACTCTGGTTTGGCCATATCCCATACCGTATTAATAACTTGACTTAGTTCAGGTAACTGTGGCTTATCGACCCCCCAGTTAGTTTTAATCGATTTAGTCATATCAGGCAGGTTAAAATTCTTTAACTCAGGAACTAGATCAAACTTAGGCCATAAACCATTCATAGTATTATCTAGTTTACCTCTTGCTTTATCGATACCAGAAACTATAGTATTAACCAATCCTGGACCAGTCTTATCTAGATCAGACAATGGCCCTTCCTTCGCAGGTGAAAAAGGTAAAAAGTTTCTAACCTTTTGAGTCATTCCTTGTACTGCTCCGATGGCCGTACCCTTAGTGGCATTTATTCCATCTCTAATAGATCCACCAAAGTCTAAAACATTTAACTTATCCTTTAACCATTGAATTTTAGACTCTATCTTGTCGAATAATTTATCTACTGAAGGAATTTTAAACTCCGGCAACTCTAATCCAGTATGTTCTGCTAACCATCCTCTAGCTTTTTCATAAGCCCAGTTAATAGGCTCAATCAAATTGACTCCTGGGATAAAGAAACTAGCTGCTTGCAAAGTATTTTCTTTCACATAATTAGCTGCTGAAGTTAGCTTATGGCCTATATAACTTTTTATATCTGGAAAGCTTGGCATTTTAGCAAATAGGCCATCTGCTTTATTACTTAGCCAATCAAATTTAGGACCAACCCAGCTTAAAAACCCACTCCATTTATTAGAGATAAAGTTGGTTACAGCGTCCCAGTTCTTCCAAAGACCATATACTGCTGCCCCTAAACCAACAACTCCTGCAACTACCCAGGTGATAGGATTGGCTAATAAAGCAGTAGTAAATGCTCCCACCGCCGGAATGGCCGTTCCTGTAATTGCAGTAGCTACTGTTCCTAAAGCTCCTGTAACTGCTGGAATGGCCGTTGCTGAAATCCAAGTAAATGCAGTTGCCATAGCTCCGCCACTACTAATTAAACCTATAAAACTTGTAATAGGGCCAACTGCAAAACCAACTGCTGTTGCAATTCCAACAACTCCTGCTCCTAACCCTAATGAAACTCCTACTATTTTTTGCATTGGTCCAGGCAACTTATTGAAAGCGTTGACTAATCCAGTAATACCTTTGGCAGTTGAATTAATTGCTGGAGCTAATGAGCTTCCAATACTAATAGCAGCTACATTAATACTTCCTTTCAGCTGTTTAAATGATCCTGTTAAGGTGTTCATCTGCTCTTTGCCCATCTTTTCTGTAATTCCTGAAGACTGTTTAAGCTCTTGTGTAAATGAATTTAATTCATCTGAGCCTTGATTAATTATAGACAGCATACCAGTAGCAGCTTCTTGGCCAAAAATAGTTGCTAAAGCATTTTGCTTCTGGGCTTTAGTCATTCCCTGCATTTTAGTTTCAAATTGGCCAAATATATTAGTAAAACTTTTCATCTTCCCCTGACTATCTGTTAGATTAACACCTAACTTTTCTATTAATTGCCCGCCTTCTTTAGTAGGTTTAATTAGCTTATTAATTGAACTTCTTAAGTATCTACCAGCTTGCCCACCTTTTATGCCTGCATTGGCCATCAAACCTAATGCTCCTGACATGCTCTCAATAGAAAAACCAAGGTTTTGAGCTGTACTCCCTACATATTTCATTGATTCTCCAAGCATACCGACATCAGTATTAGCTCCTGCTGATGTTGCTTTTAATACGTCAACTACTCTAGTCATCTCAGAAGCTTTCAACCCAAAACCTGTTAAAATATCAGAAGTTATATCGGAAGCACGACCCAGATCCATCTGCTCGGAAGCTGCTAAATTAAGCACATCAGGTAAAGCCTTCATATTCTGTCTAACAGTAAATCCTGCTCTTGCTAAAAACTCTTGCCCTTCTGCTGCTTCTTTAGCTGAAAAAGCACTTTCAATACCTAATCTTTTAGTTTCTTTAGTTAATGTAGCTAATTGTTGTTTAGTAGCTCCTGATATCTGGCCAACTTTCACCATCTGAGACTCAAAATCAGCAGCACTTTTTACTGCAAACCCTAATCCAGCAGTAGCTACAGCTGTCATTCCTGCTAACTTTTCTTTATTAGCTTGCAGTTCATTACCTGCACCTTTCATTTTACTAGTGAATTTATTTGTAGCTTGACTTGATTTTTTCATTGAGGAAGTGATAGTCTTGCCAGTTCCTTTGCTAGTTTTAGCAAGATCGGACATCTTATTTTCTGCACCAACAACATCTCTTTTAAACTGATCTGTCATTCTACCAGCTTTTCTTAGTTCGTCATTTTTTATATTCCAACCTATATCAAATGCTAAACTTCTTACTGACACTACTTCACCCCCCTCTTAGCTTCTTCAAATACAGATAAAGCAGCATAAGCCTCTAGAAATTTATCTGTCGGCCATGCTGCTACTTCTTTTTCTGAACCCAACCTAAATACTAACTTCCAATATTTCTTATTGAGTCCAGTAATCAGATTTTTATATCTCCTATCATTTATTATAAAATCGCCTTCTTTTTTTACAGCAAATTTAGGAGTTAAGAAAGTTTTCTATCTCTTCGCTTAGTTCTGTTAAGATTTTCCCTGAATAATCCTTTCCAGGGCCAAAGCTATCTAATGACACTCCAGTAGGCTTAACGACAACATTTTCAAATAATTCATCATAATATTTCTCTTGTTGTAGTACTCCATGATGATTTTTGCACCTATCAGTCAAATTAACATACCATCTGATACCTGGATGTTGTACCGTAAACTTATGGCCATTAACTGTAACCTCTTTTTTCATTTCATTTTCTTGTTTTTTATCTGGCATTTAAATCATCCCTTTCAATTATTTTTTTATTCTTCTTTATAATCCACAACAAGAATCTCCCACTCATTCTTATCAGCTTTATCACCATTCTTTTTACCAGGAGTATTCTTGATATAACACTCAGATCCAAATACATTAGCAGTATTAGGATTATAGTCAACTACACTTGCAGGAAACGGAATGTTTTGCTTAAATAAATCTCTAAGGATACCATTACTTGGTGAAGTCTGTTGTAAAGTAAGTTTTATAGTTCCTGTATCATCAGCACTTTCATTGACAATAGCTTCACCTTTAGCTCCTACTTGAAATTCTCTCTTTTCAGTATTCCTTGAAGCCTCCACAAAAGTTCCCTCTGCTATTCCTGTAATAATCAGGCCATTAGTTGTAATATGAACATCTTTAGGACTATATCTAGGCACTTCTCTCACCTCTCTTTAATTAGTTTATATTCTTACTGCTCCATTAACCTCAACTTCATGAATGCCATTAGAATATACAGCATCAAAAGTTACATTAGTTACTTTTCTATTAGCTACATCATTCTCTGGAATATCTGTTCTCCTAGGAACACTAACAGAATAGATAGGCCCATCATCCTCATCATGTGCTATGGCCCCAAGTTTATCTTCATTTTTAAGAACTGTGTTCATGGCCCCTTGAATTTGGGAGATCCCTGAATCATCAAAAGGGATCTTCTTATTAACTTTGAGAATTCTAAAGATCTCCTCTTCTAATCTTGCTCCTAATTTATCTTTCCAAATTTCTGTATCGATAAATGACCCAGTACTAGATGTACCTTCAACAACATAATTAGTTCCTCTATTTCTAATATAGGTATTTGCCATAGCATCAACGATAGTTTGAATATCTGTTGGGCTATAAGTAGCTGCTTCAACACCATTAATTGTCTTAAATTTAAGCGTATAAGTTCCAGGAGTCTCTGTTGCTAAATAACCTAAGACCCCGCCATCTAAATAAGGATCATTGCCAGATACTCCACCATCATGGGCCATAATTGCAGTAATATCACTTTCAAAAGTGGCCATAAAAGTCTCTATTTCACTTGCTGGCTTAGTAATATCTAATTGAGCCACAAAATATTTGCCATGACTATTAGCCCAACTAGCAGTCTCTGTAATATCCTCATCAACTCTACTAGCTAACCCTAACTGATACCAATCATTCTTTCTATTCACTAAATCATTTAAAGCATCTGTAATGGTATCAAGGTCAATGTCATTTACTACATCAACTCCATAAATGGCCACTTTTTCAGGCTTAGGGTCTTGGCTTAAAGCTTGATTAGCAATTTCATAAGTTAAATCACCAGCTGATAGACCCACAATCTGGCTTGTGTCTGTTACCTCTTGATAATTAATATCGTTATTAGGATCAAAAACCAAAGGCAAACCAAAACCTTGCTGGCTTACTGCTCCAGTTAAATCCTGAATATTAACTACTACTTCTCTTCCCATTTTTAACACCTCCAAATAAAGATAGCACCCCTTAGGTGCTTAATTCTTGATTATTAATTTCCATTGACTCTATAGTATCAACTCTAACCTTAACTTTATCTTGAAAAGCAACTTCAACATCAAAACCTAATCTTTCTTCATAGTCAGTCTCTAAAACTGCTCTTCTATCCTGTATTTCAGTTAATTCACTTCTTTTGACTTGGCCCTCATATTGACCAAACCACCTATCAGATAACTTAGGAA